GTTGTGTTGTGTTGTGTGTTGGATTTAAGGACGCCGGGCGCACACAACTACGCCCGGCGTCCCGCGTCGACAGTAATGGTTTACTGGAGCTTCTTCGTGCCGAGGAAGGTCATGCTCACCGGGAAGGACGGCGAGTTAGTCCCGGCGATGATGGAAACGGCCTTCAGGTAGCGATAGGTCGTGGATCGCGGGTCATGCTGCAAAACCTGATGGCTGTTCGTGGTCGTCACCTGAGCAAAATTGTTGTTCAGGATAACCGCATTCGCGCCGTTGCTCTCCGCGCTGCCGTAGAGGCGCACGTCAAGCGTGGTGTCGCCAGTGTCGCCAGCGGTCTTCGCGCCGGCGTTCAGGATGACGGCGCAGGTGCCGACATACTGCTCGGTGTCAATCACGGTGGAATTCCAGTTCGCGGTCTTCGCCGTGCTGGGCTGCATCACCGCAATCGTGAGTTCGTTTTTGGGGTCCATAGTTTTGTTGGGTTGATTGGTTAAGCCCGCCCCACTCAAGGGGCGGGCCAGTTTGGATTACTGGGCGGCGCTGTCTGTGGACACGTTGAACGCGAGCGGCTGACGAACGGCGATGTCGCACAGTTCGTTGACCGTGATTTTCACTTGGCCGTCGCCAGCGAGGGTGTAGGGGTCCACAACCACTTCGAGGCCCGCCCAGCTTGCCATGACAAGCTGATTGAACACTCCGAAGAAGGACAGGTTGCCCTCAACCTGATTGGTGCGGAACACGCTGTAGCCGTTCGCGGTCATGCCGTCTCCGATGAGGTAGCCAGCGCCCGCAACCGAGTCGCGCAAGATGGTCTTCCACTTGCCAACCGTGGCGGCAGACAGGATGAACGCCATTGAACCGATGTCAGCGTTGTCAACCGAGATGCCGGTTTCGTGCTCGACCACGTCGGCCCACGTTGCCGCGCCACCATAGGTGACAGTGGCATTGATGCCGCTGGTGACAGCCAAACCAATCGGCTCGGCCCCGCCCGCACCGTGAAGCGCGGCGGAATCCTTGGCGATGGCGAGGCGAGTCATCAGCTCGTTGCGAACGAACGCCTCCGCATCAATGCCGGACTGGGCCAGCAACTGCGTGGAATACGGAGTCGAGGCGGACAGCCGATGCGGGGAGAGGCGCACCTGACCAAACACGGACTGGCTCGCGGTCACGCTGCCAGTCTCTGACACCCAGTAAGCGGTTGCACCGCTCACATGCTTCGGCAACAGCACGTCGCCGACGAGTCCCGAAAGTTGCGTGGCACCGGCCGCCGCAACAACGGTCTTGTTGTTCAGGAGGTCAATCATCGGGCCGTATTGGTTCTGGACCAGATAGCCGCCCGCCGTGGCCGTGGTGACGTTCTGCGCGCGGGTCAAAACGCCACGCTTGAACACGTCCTGCGGAATCACGAAGGCGTTGCCCTGAATGTCGCGCTTGGCAACCTTGCGGGCGGCGCTGTCGGCCTCCTTCTCAAGGCCTTCGAGCCGGCCATGCTTCACGATTTGGTTAACGGCGCGGAGGATGCTGAAATCGCCAGCCTCGCGGTCGCTCATGCCGACGTTCGCGCTCTCAGGCGAAACCTCGCGCGCGCCATAGCACTCGCGGAGAACGAGGGTGCTGAAGTCGGAGGCGGAGATGCCTTCAGACAGCGCGCGGGCAAGGTGCTTTTCAGCGCCCTTGGCGGCGTGTTGCTTGGCGATGGCGGTGCAGTCGGCGATGCGCGAACGCTCTTTGGCGATCACGTCGGATTCGATGATTTCTACAGACATACGTTGAATTGGTTTTTGAGTTTGTTCCTCGGCTGAACTTTGACCGGCTCAGTCAACGCGCGCCCCACGCCTGCCGAAGTGTCGGCGGGGATTGACACGATGCTGATTTCAAGCGGCTCCCAGTCTGTTGCCCTCTGGACTTCCGATCCGTCGGCCAACTTCTGCGTTTCGAGCTTGTGGATGACATACCCGACGCTCACCAAGCTCCGGATGCCGTCAACCACGTCCTGAAAAATCTCTTCGCCGTCTTCGCTTTTCGAGA